GAGCAGCATTAGTGGTAGGAAAAGCCATAGGTATAAATATTTATGAATAAAAAAAAGGGAGCCGTAATGACTCCCTTTAGTTGTGCATTTTAGAATGCAGCTGGTTTTGTAGCTGTACCAGCGAAAAGCTCTACGCAAGCAGCAGGGTTAACATAATCTGCCCCACAAGCTAAACGTCCAAGTATCACGTCACCTTGGTAAATGACCGATACGTCACCCTTGGTTACTTGTACTTGAGGTCCGATAGCTTCAACGATACCTGCGGATTCACGTTGACCGATAATTCCACAAGAGTTAGCGAAATGTGTCGCTGCACCATAATCGTTGTTGATACCGTCATCTGAATCTTCAGCATCTTCGATAGCTGCAGAAACGAATGAACCTGTATTACCAGGATCAGTTACGTTAGTATCTACAGTGTCGTCGTTACCTGATGAAGGCTGATACTTAGTACCATACTTACTGAAGAATGGAATGTTCATTGACTTGTAGATCTTGATACCAGCGATCTCAACAATTCCATTACCCTTCTGACGGGATGTACCTTGTGAGTCTCTGTTAACTAGACCATTTTCACCAACTTGTTGGATCAATTCATAATATTGACGTGGGTTTAATACACCAAATCTTCCTTCAGAACTGACTCCTTTTTCATCCATCGCAGCTGCAGCATCATAGAATGCATTAACAAGTGCAGTTGCACTGTAAGCATCATTAGCATCAGCGTTTGTACCAACACGAATCTGTGTTCCACCTGGTTCTACGAAGTTAGATTTACTGATCGGTGATGCAGCTCTAGCTCCACGAGTGATTGCTCTGAATACTAGACGGTCATACTTCTCAGCAAGAGCGTATCCAATCTTTCTAGATACTTCTGATCTTAAGTCGTAGTGTGCAAGTGTCTCATCTAGCTCATACAAGAATGCTGAACTGATAAGTAGATCATCAACTGTGATGGTCTTCTCAGATACTGGAGGTGCTCCATCGGAGTTACCTAGTATGCTGTTGCCTGGTACGTGGTACTCAGCTTTAGTACGACCTGTATAGATGAACTGTAAACTCTTACCATTTTTAAGAGTTCTCTTCATGACAAGATCTCTAGCTATAGCATTATGCTGGAAGCCTTTGAACAT